AGACTTCTTTCCCTGCGCGAGAAATAATCTGGAGCATCGGGTAATCAATAACGATGCCTCCGCTTCCCATCGTAAAGGCTGGTGGGGTTCCAGAGTTTTCGTAGATGGCTGTGCATACATCAGGAGACTCAGGAAGGGTGGCTAAAAATAGGTTAGTTCCAAGGGTGCCTTGAGAAGCGTGTGCGCCAAAAGCACTTGCTGTGTTCTGCAAGTAATCGCCTATGGATTCAAGAATTGTTGCCATTACACCGCTCCATTCTTTCTCATTAAGTCAATGATACGCCTAACCATATTTTGCTGAATTTCTGGCAATCTCTCCATGAAAGGTTGCTCCAGATATTTAGCCTGAGTTGGCGGGTTATGATAATTGCCTAGAATCTCATGGACATACATGGCGTATGGAGCGGCTGGTCCACCAAAGAAAATATCAACTCCAATGCCTTGAGGAGTATTCATTGGAGCCGAGACTCCGCCTGAGCCACGCAAAGCGCCTGTATCAATAGGGGTCAAAATCATCGCTCTGGCAAAAATCATATTGGCTTCTTCAAGAATTACTTGACCAACAATCTTGCCAGCATCCTTACCAGATAACTCCAGCATATTGCGTAACTCTTGAGCGCCTTCTAGTTCAAATGTGAAAGTTTGCGCCATGGTTATCTACCAAAGCGTATGACGGTGTGATGCGCTCCGTTTTCGTCTGCGATGTTATCAACTGCATTGATAGTAAATGTGTCGTTTCCGACTACCATTCTATGAGAAACGGTGATTGAAGTCTGTGGACCCTTGGTTATGAAGCGACCAATATCGGTAACTTCAACTCCTTGAACATCACGGCTTCGAACTGTGTCATAGATAAGGCGACCAGTAGCCGAGATATTTGTTTGGGCATTGCCAAAAGTGGTTTTATTGTATTTATCAACTGATGCCTTCGGGGTAAAGACCACGGTATCGCTCATAAACTCAGCGACTTTGTTGTAGATAGCATCTGCCATGGCTACACCCCTACTCTACGATGCGTGTTTCGTAGAAAGAGTTTGGGTTATCCATCTGACCAACTACAAAGTCTGTATTGTAATCGGTGGTTGTCTTGTCATCTGTGGACTTCAAAGCATCAGTCTTAGCCCATGGGCGAGGAGGAGATTTACGCATCTTGCGCTGGAATAGGCTATGAGCCAACTCTTTGTAGTGCGTTACCTTTGAACTGTAAGACTCTGAAACCGAGATGTCGCCGACACTCTTTGAAGTGCTATCGGCTAGACGGGCAAAGCGAGCGATAAGAATTTCAGCCAACTCACGCGCCGCCTCATAGGAATCATTTGACCATTCCGTTAGGACATAGGAAATTTCTTCATCTGAGAAAAGGGCATCAGTTGAATCTGTATCGTTGAGAAGAAAACGAACATAGTTTCTAGCAGATGTACTCGGGTCTCCTGAATAGGTAAATGTCATTACATACCGCCAAGGAATAAACCAACTGTTCGAGCATAATCAAGAACATTAGCCTCAGTAGTTAGCGTTCCAGTCTCATTTGGGAGAGTAACGGTTCTATCGGCTGTTGGCTCACCCGCTGAAAGGGTTAGTTCAAAAGCATCTGCTGTAGTTCCCTCAAATACAATATTCTGAGAGAAAGCCAACTCAAGACCAGATTGCTGACCAGTAAAGGTTGCATTGCTAATAGTTGGTGAAGTCAAAGCCGTAATGTCTGTGAGGTTTCCAGTCGTAATGACTGTTCCGCTGACATTTGGAAATGTTGCAATTCGGTCTGCTGTTGGGTCTACAACTGTAAGAGTTGTTTCAAATCCATTGGCTGTAGCGCCCTCAAAGACCAACTCAGTTGGAATCTGGATATTGCCCGTAAAGGTTGCTCCAGCGAGAAGGGCATAATCGTTTAGTTCTGTATCAACATCCGTAGCCAGATTTTGAATATCTGTATGGATGGCAGGGTTATCTCCCGCTGTTGGATAGCGTAGACCCTTAGTTGTTGTACCTGCCATTTTATATCCCCTTACGCAATCGTGTATCTAACGATAACAATACCTGAACCGCCATTGGCTCCGCCGAAGTTAATTATATTTGCACCGCCACCACCGCCACCGCCTGTGTTTGCGCGCCCAGGAGTTCCTACTAAACCACCATTACCGCCACCACCTGAACCGCCAGTACCGCCTACTCCACCTTCGTTGCTGTATCCACCCGCACCACCACCAGCAAAATAATAAGTTCCTGATACAAGATGACCTGCTCCAGTTGCCGAGCCACCTGAAATAACAGTAGATGCACCGATACCGCCGTTACCGCCATTTTGACCTGAACGGTTTGCACCAACAGCACCCTTACCGCCGCCGCCGCCCGCGCCTGAACCGTCTGTATTTCCACCAGTACCGCCGTTATTACCCTGACCAGCAGTTCCAGTCGCCGCAGTTAATCCACCACCTGAACCATTGTTTCCAGCACCACCGCCACCTGAACCACCATTGGCACCAGTACCAGCACTTCTAGTGTTGTTAAATTCACCAGCCGCACCGCCACCAACGGATGCAGTTAAAGCACCAAATTGCGAAGTACCGCCGTTGGTATTTTCTGAAGTATTGGTAACTGTTTTTGCTCCGCCAGCACCAACTGTCACGGTATAAGTTGTTGCTGTCAAAGATTGTGCTGTGAATTCTTGCATACCTCCAGCGCCACCGCCACCGCCGACTGGTCCAAAGTAAGCACCACCACCAGCACCGCCACCTGCTACAACAAGAATGTCAGCAGTTAATGATTGAGATGGAACAAAAGCACTTGTTGAATTAAATGTGTGATACATATATGTACCATCTGTTGTAATCAACCCACCAGTTGCTTTAGCGGTTGGTATGCTACCTGTATAAAAAGAACTTGTACTATTAAATGTGTGAATAGTATTTCCGCCTGATGAAGTTACGGTTCCACCAAGACCCGCTTGTGCGCCAGCGTAAGAAAGAATGATTACACCTGAGCCGCCATTGCCACCAAAAGCAAGCGCACCTTCGCCGCCACCTCCACCACCGCTTCCTGTGTTAGCAGTACCAGCATCACCAGCAACATTTCCTGATTTACCATTACCGCCACCACCTGAACCGCCAGTACCGCCAGTACCAGTAATTACACCGCCGCCACCGCCACCTGCGCGAGTAACTGCGCTTCCAGTAATAGATGAACTAAGACCAGCACCACCATTACCGCCAGTCGAGGAACTAGCGTTAGAGCCAACTGCACTTGCTCCACCACCGCCACCTGCGGGACCAACTGCCCCTTGACCAAATCTTCCGCCACCAGCGAAACCTTGATTGGCAGTTCCAGCACCGCCACCACCTGAACCTGCACTTGCGCCACCAGCACCACCACCTGAGCCACCACTAAGACCATTAACTCCTGGTCCACCACCGCCACCACCGCCAAGTGATGTGATTGTAGAAAACGAAGAATCATTACCATTAACACCCGAAGTATGAATTGGTGCTACACCACCCGCGCCAACAATAACCGCATAACTGGTACCTAAAGAAAGTGATAAAGGACTTTCAGCGGATGAACCGCCACCTGATGTTCCAACAGATGTTCTATAACCACCTGCACCGCCACCACCTGAATAATCCTTAGCAGGTGCGCCACCACCTGCGATAACAAGGAAATTTACACGCAAACTGCTATCAAAAGCACCACGCGCTCCAGTCAGCGCGATATTACCTGTGGTCAAAGCCGAAACTTGTGACCCAGGAATCATTATGCGCTGTAAGCCGAGATGTGCCATTTGTTTTTATCCTTAGTTAGTAATTAAATCCCAAGAGGTTGTTTCTTCATTCCATGTGTACTGACCGTCAGTTGGCATTGCAACTGGAGCCTCATACACGCAAGTTTCGTTATTAAGAACCCATGATGGATATGGCTTTGGAGCGATAAAAGCATCTAGGGCTTCATCGTATGAATAACCAATTCCTGCATAGTTCTTACGGAATGGTGTTCCCCCAAGAGTATGAACTCCTGCCGCTGTGTTGTATGAAGTCTTTAGCCATGTTCCGCCAAGACCTAGTGTGTTCGCTAAAAAGTTCTGTCCGTCTGATTCGTGTAAATCATCCACAACAAGAACGCGAAGAACGATGTTGTTCTCATCTACTTCTGCGAAGTGTGCCATTTATTTCTCCTTTGTTTATGTTGTTTATACTGCGTAACGAACGATGATAATACCTGAACCGCCAGCCTGACCGTTATTACTAATTCCATAACCACCACCACCACCGCCACCACCGCCGCCTGTGTTAGCAGTACCAGCAACGCCGTTGCCTGGGTTAGTGTAAGTACCGCCTGTGCCACCACCACCCAAGCCACCTGCCGCACCAGTTCCATCTCCAGTTGAGTTACGACCACCACCACCGCCGCCAGCGTAATAAACTGTACCGCCTACATTTTGTCCTGTTGTAGTCGCAAGACCCCAAGATGAATAAGCAGATGAACCAACTCCACCAGCACCGCCAGCAAGACCTGAAGCACCGCTTCCATTACTACCTACCGCACCAGCGCCGCCACCGCCACCAGTTCCACCATTTTGAACACCATTACCGCCAGCAAAACCTTGACCTGATGTGGCAGAACCGCCTAACGGAGTTGCTCCACTACGACCTCCACCGCCACCTGAACCACCTGTTCCTGCTGGAGAAACCGTAGTCGCGCCAAATCCACCACCAACTGCCGCGGTTAATCCAGTAAATGACGAGTTCACGCCTTGCGAAGCCTGAGTAGTATTTCCACCTGCACCACCAGCACCAACGGTTACCGTGTAACCAGTAGTAGTTAAAGATTGAGATGTGTATGCAACAAGTCCACCAGCACCGCCACCGCCACCGTCATCAGAACTTCCTCCACCGCCACCTGCTACAACTAATATATCTGCTGTTAATGCAGAGGTTGGAGTGAATGTAGATGAAGATAAAAATGTATGATAAAAATATCCATCAGCAAAAGTTATAGTTCCGCCAGTTGCTTTTACTAAAGCAGTAATAAATGTTCCTGAAGATGTAAATGTATGAATTGTATTTCCACCTGATGAGGTTACTGTTCCACCTGTATAAGTTTGTGAGCCAGCGTATCTAAATACAACAATTCCAGAACCACCAGAACCGCCAGACCCACCACCATTGCCAGTATTTTCAGAGGCGCTCAAGAAACCGCCGTTACCTCCGCGACCACCAGCCGCGTAAGTTACAGCAGAACCAGTAATGGAGTTTGATGTTCCCGCTCCACCTGCCGCACTTTGACCAGTAGCGCCTGATGCTCCATTAGCAGATGAACCACCACCACCACCGCCGTAAGTTGATGCACCTGCTCCACCACTATAACCTTCAACTGGAGAATAACCGCCCTCATTGCCTGTGAAAGTAACAGCACCACCTGGTCCACCAACACCACCTGATGAAGAACCACCATTAGCATTACCAGCACCGTTAGAATCTAAACTTTTAGCACCACCTGTTGCAGAGAAATTTAATGCTCCACCAACAATTGATGAATTACTACCTTTAGTTCCCGAACTTCCTCTAGCACCCCCAGCGCCAACTGTAATTGTGTACGAGGTATTTAAGGCAACTCTTACAGCCGCACCGCTACTAAGACTTGAACGATAGCCACCAGCACCGCCACCGCCAACCCATGCTCTATCTGTTCCTCCATCGTAAAAAGTAGCGCCTCCGCCAGCAACTACAAGATAATCAATAGGAACTGTTGCATCAAAAGCACCTTTAGCACTTGGGGTCGTTAAAGCCCCAGTAAGCGCAGATGAAACTTGCGCTCCTGGGTTCGCTCCTAAAAGTCTGGTCGCTAAGGACACGGCAACTCCCTATTAAGCAGTAGTTACGCGGTTAGCGAATCCGTGGATTGTTACAACATCCGCTGTTCCAGCATAAGCCTTTACAACGAGAGAGTTACGAAGAACTAGGTCAGGAAGAACAAGAGTTAGACCTGATGTCGCAGGAATAGACAACTTGATGTCGTCATCAACTGATGTTGTTCCACCCCATTGAATAGTTAGGTTTACTGCTGAGCCTGATGAGTTATACGCATACATCGTAATAACATCGCAGTCAGTAGTAGATGAAGTCGCTGTGTGAATTGTTGTTCCAGCGCTTGATGTCGCCGCAACCTTAACTCCGCGACCATGAGTAGAACCTGATAGCGGGATACGCGATACTGTTGTTGCCATTTATTTTCTCCTTATGCAAATACCTGCACCGCGAAGGCGAAGGCTTGGTCGTTGGCGGTTGTACCTGCCGCTGGAGTTGCCCATTCAGGAACTCCACCAGCGGATACAGTTAAAGTTTGTCCTGCTGTACCGATAGCAAGGCGAGCAGGTGTATTTGCGCTTGATGCGTAAATTGTGTCACCTGTTGTTGTTGTAAGAGTGTTGTTGATTACTTCTGAAGTTAAAGCAAGAGTTCCAGTTGATGTAGGAAGCGTAATCGTTCCTGTATTTGAAATGCTTGAAATAACTGGGCTAGTAAGAGTTTTGTTTGTAAGAGTATCTGTTGAATCTCTTAAAACAACCGTTCCTGTTGCATCTTGAAATGTAATAGTTCTATCTGCTGTTGGGTCTGTGACGGTAAGAGTAGTTTCAAAATCATTCGCAGTAGAACCTTCAAATACGATTGGTGAAACAAGTACTCCAAACTCAGTAATGTTATGAAGGTTTCCAGTCGTAAGAACAGTTCCAGTAACATCTGGAAGAGTAATAGTACGGTCTGCTGTAGGGTCTCCGCCTGAGAGAGTCATCTCAAAAGCGTTATCTGTTGTTCCTTCAAGAACAATGTTGTTACCGAACTTAATCTCAAGACCAGCCTGAGCGCCCGTGAAAGTCGCGTTATTGATTACTGGTGCTTCGAGTGTCTTATTGCTAAGCGTTGCTACTGCATCTGCGGTGACTCCTGCGCCACCATTAGTGGTTATTGCCATTATGCAATCTCGCTTCCGAACGCATTGAACGAAATACTGGTTGAAGATGCGTAAATAGTTACAACATCTGAAGCATCAATTGTAATACCTAGGGTATAAGCCGCGGTTGTATTTGCTTGAATTGTTGCATCATAAACGACATAGTGTTCAGTCGCTAAAGTCGCTCCATTTGGGCGTACTGCAATTCGATATGTGCCACTTGTGCCAGCCTGATTACAGATGGTGATGGTTGAGATAACCGTCTGTGTAGATGCAGGGCAGGTGTAAAGAGTCGTGGCGGTAGTGGCTGATGGGTTTGATTGCCCAAGAACCTTGTAAGTAGTTGCCATGCGGTTATCCTCCGATGAGTAATAATGGACTAATAGTACCAGCCGAGTTATTTTGGGCTGTTGTAGCGCTTGATGATGCTGAAGAAGCGTAACCCTGCGCTGAGGTTACGAATGATGTGATGTCCTCACCTGAGATGTTATATGTCGCCGCGGTGAGAGCGGTGTATGTAGCAAAGGCTGTATCAAGTGCTGTGTATGTTGCAAAAGCAGAATCAATGTACCAATACTGACCAGAGGCGGGAAACTTATCGGCTTCTTGGTCAATCAAGGCATCCAGAGCCGTAATGTTGGACTCAAGAGTATTCCAAGAAGTAAGGTCTACAGCCGCTACGAAAGTTTCAGATAGGGCTGGGTCTGGGCTAATGTCTGCTAAATCAAGAGAGCCAACTGTTGTATACGGGATGGTAATTTCGTATGTACGCCCATTTGGAAATGATTCTTCAACTGTGTACACAAAAGGATTTGGAACCACATCTGGGTCATTGGTCGCTGGAAGTGAGACCGAGAATGAACCTGAACTCAAAGGCACTACAACGCTAGACGGAGCAACCATCTGGTCATCTGTACCGTTACGCAAGACTTCGCCAATACTAAAACGAATCTGACCCTCAATAGGGGTGCCTTCAAAATCTACATAACTGCCCGTTACCGTGACCGTGGTTAAATTTGGACCAAGAGCCATTAGGCACCTACCAAGAAAAACAAATCAAATTTTTCAGCCAAGACTGCATCGGCTGAGTTCTTAGATGCAAGAGCGCTTGCAGTAGCCGTTGAAAGAGCGGTTGCATTAGTCGCGGCGGCGTTTGTAGCCACCTCTAACTCGGTCAAAAGGGCGTTTGAAGCCGTGTATTCGGCTATGGGTACATACGGTTCAGCCATCTTAGACTCCCATCATCATTAACTGATTAGTGGTGAAATTGGCGACTGCGCTTGCTGATTTAGAAGCCTCTGTTGCATAGGCGAGGGCATTGCCTTCGTATGTAGAAGCATTGACAACAATCTCTCTCCTACCGCTTGCATTGTTGTAGCGGGTCAATAGACCTTGGTAAGCATCTACGGATACATAAGCCGTAGCATCTGCTTCAGAAAGGGCTGTAAGGAGGTCTGCAAGGTTCTGAGTGGTACCTGCAACTGAGATAGGTAGCGAAATCTGGAATGTACGACCAGAGGTAAAGTTTTCAACTATGGTATAAATAAAAGGTTGTGGTGTCACATCTGTATCGCTTGTAACTGGCAGGGTAATCGTAAAAGAACCTGTTGCATCCAAAGTCTTAACAATATGAACTGGCATGATATGGACATTCAGGGTCTTTTCCTTCAGGATGGTCTGAGGCTCAAAGGTGATTGAACCTCGAACTGGATTACCCAATAAATCTACATAGGTACCAGCCACCGTTACGGTTGAGAGGGATGCTGGTAGTGCCATGATTAAGCGCCTTGACGAATTACATTAACTGTCTGTGTTGATGAAGCAACTACGCCGTAAAGTTTTTCTCCGTCTTGCATTTCAACTGAGAAGGTGATTCCAGCGGCTAGTTCAAATCCATAGGCGGTTGTAGTCACGCCTTCTCC